AACACAGAGTTAGTGCTAGGAGACAAGGAGCAGTCTCTTGGCGCTAACCTAGATATTAAAGCAACGACAGTAGGTAAGGTAGTAGGTGCCAATGACAACTCGACAGCAGTTGGCAATGCCCAGCAGGTGACAGTGAGTAATGTCACATACCCTGCATGGTTGATTATTGTGCTGCTGCTAGGCAATGTCGTATTCTTGTGCCTACCTACACCAACCACTATGTGTAAAGGATTTAAGAAACTATGGTCAAAGTAACATACAAAGGAAGTTCAATGTTAATGGACTTCGCGTACATCTGCACTGAGTGCAAGAACACTTGCACAATAGAGCACAGACGTTCAGATGACATGAGCAATAGGACCTGTCCTGAAAAGGAATGTGGCGCTAAGTTGCTACGTCATATAACAGGTGTACCCATGCTGGATGCTGACTACCATCAGGACCAGCTGGCCCGTAACATTGGTTGGTCAAGATAATGGAAGATGAAGATAAGACTATCAAGCAGAGCCTGTTGCCTAAGGCTATGGATGACTTGCCTATACCTGTACAATTCCACAAAGTTACCAAGGCGTTGTTCTATGAGTTTAGGTTCCAAACCACAGTGAAAGACAAGGCTCCCTACACGCTAGGCAACCATGACTATGAACGTGATGGTCACATCTACCTGTCCATGTACCAAATCTACATGACATGTGATAGTGAGTATGAGGCAGCAATCAAGATACTGGGTTCATTCCCTCATTGGCGAAAGCTCAAGAAGTGTAAGTGGTTCCAAGAGTATATCGAGCAGTGGGAGTCAGAGCGTAACATACGTGATGAGGCTATCGCCCGTAGCCAGTTAGTTAAGCTAGCAGAGGCGGGTAACGTAACCGCTGCTAGAACTTTGTATGCCAATAGCAAGGCAACAACCAAAGAGCGCGGCAGACCTCCTAAGGGTGGAAGCCGGACCAAGGGGCCAGCCCTTTCAGATTTAGATGTTATGTTAGGTAGAAGTGAAGGCGCAGGAGAGGGATTTACAAATGGACATTAGCACGTTTATACAGTTTGCATTACTTATACCTTTAGGATTACTGGCACAGTGGATACGTGCCTTGTCAGGTAGGATAGATAAGATGATGAGAGATTATTACACCAAGCAAGAAACTAAAGAAATGATAGCCTTGACATTAGAGCCAGTGAAGGTGGCACTGCACAATGTTCAAGAAGACATCACTGAAATTAAATCAATGCTAATTACACTAGTCAATGAGCGTAAGTAAAGCTGATAAGCTTCGTAAGCAGAAGCTGGCTGAACTGAGGGAGGAGTGCAAGCACTCCCTATGGAAGTTTGCATCAGTGGTGGAACCCCATAGAGTTTATGGTGATTGTCACAGAGAGCTGTTTGATTTTTGGCAGCACTCTGAAACAATGAGCATCGACAACACGTTAGCCCTCATGCCACGTGACCACCAGAAGAGTCACTGCCTAGCAGTGAGATGTGCATGGGAGATTTACCGTAACCCTGCTATCACCATAGTGTATGTGTCAGCAACATCTGAGTTGGCAGAGCGCCAGCTCGTTGACATACAAAACATCATGGAGTCTCGCTACTATACTCTGCTATCCCCTGACATGATAAACGTGGACAAGGGTAAGCGTGCCATGTGGAATACCACAGGTATAAGCGTTGACCATCCTGACAGATTGAAGGAAGGTGTGCGTGACCCCACCATAGCCATAGCAGGACTCACCACCAACACCACCGGGTGGCATTGTGCGTTCTTGGCAAAGGATGATGTGGTTGTTCCACAGAATGCATACACTAGTGACGCACGTAAGAAGGTGTCCAGTGCCTGTTCACAGTTAGCATCTGTGCTATCCACAGGTGGAGTGGAGTGTGCCGTAGGTACGCGCTACCATCCTAAGGACCATTACAACTCTCTCAAGGTTATGGAAGAGAACATCCATGACGAAGAGACTGGTGAGATACTTGACACCAAGAAGGTGTACGCAGTACATGAACGTCAGGTGGAGGTGAACGGAGTCTTCTTATGGCCCCGACAAGCACGTGCTACTGATGGTAAGATGTTTGGATTCAACTGGGTGGAACTTGCTCGGAAGAAGGCCAAGTACGAAGACACTTTGCAATTCTTTGCTCAGTATTATAACAACCCTAATGACATGGATAACAGGAACATTGACCGTGGTAACTTCATGTACTACAAGCGTGAAGACGTTAACATGCGGCAGGGTATATGGTATTACAAAGAGCGCAAGCTCAAGGTGTATGCTGCCATGGACTTTGCATATAGCTTAAATGATGATGCTGATTACACTGTCATCACAGTGATTGGTATAGACTGGGAAGGTAACTATTACATCTTAGACATCTATCGGTTCAAGACTAAGCGCATACAGATATACTTTGACAACCTCAAGGATGCAGTAATCAAGTGGGAGTTCACTAAACTACGTGCGGAAGTTACAGCAGCACAGGATGTTATAGTACAATCATTGAAAGAATTAATAATGGATGAGGGATTACACTGCAAGGTGTACGACCACAGACCTACCCGTACTGACGGTGCCAAGGAAGAACGCATGGCAGCAGCACTTGACCCTCGGTATGAAGACAAGAGAATATATCATTTCAAGGGAGGACTATGCTCCATCCTAGAAGAAGAGTTGTTGCTCGACAATCCAGAGCACGATGATATTAAAGATTCATTGGCGGCTAACATATCGGCACCGTATGCCAAGAAGCCCCGCAGACCACAACAGGATGATGAGAATATGAGTATAGTAAGTAGTTTAAATTTCCATAGCAGATTCGGAGGACTAAGTTAACATGGCTAATACAAATGCAATGAGTGTGCTACGAGCACTGACTCCTGAGGTCATGGCAGATGAGATAATCAACCAATGGGCGCGGTACAAATTAGCGCGTGTGTCTTGGGAAGGTGAGATGTTGGAGATTAGAAACTATCAATATGCCACCAGCACCAACACCACTGAGGTGAGGTCTGCTGGATTTAATAACAGCACTACCATTCCTAAGCTGTCGCAGATAGCAATGAACTTGAAAGCTAACTACTCTTCACATCTATTTGGCAATCCTAACTGGGCGCAGTTCGAAGCCTTTGATTCAGATTCTGCGTCTATACAGTCTCGTAAGATAGTGGAAGCCTATGTGCGTACTAAGCTTCGCCGTAAAGATTACGAAGAAGTTATTGATTCCTGTGTTGATGACTGGATTCTGACAGGAATGTGCTTTGCACAGCAGCGTTATGTTACAGAGATGGGAAAGGATGCCAGTGGGCAGACTGTAGCCCTATACCAAGGACCCGTGCTTGAGCGTATAGCTCCTCAGGACATAGCCTTTGATGTGACAGCACGTGACTTCAAATCAGCAATTAAGATTATCCGCAAAGTATATTCATTAGGTGACATAGCTCGGCTAGTGGAGAGTGATGCCCATTCAGCATTCACTCCAGAACTGCTAGAAGAGTTGCGTCAAACTAAGATGATGGTCAAAGCCTCAGGTGTAATACAGGCACCAGAGGGTGTTAACTGGAAGGACGAATTGTTAACCAAAGATGGCTTCGGCAATATGCTTGATTACGCCAATGGTGATGTAGTGGAAGTGCATGAGTTCTATGGGGATATGTACTCCATGAAAACTGGTGAGTTCCTAAAGAACCACAAGATAACTATCATTGACCGCCGCAAGGTGATAGAGAAAAAGCCTATCAGTTCTAGCAATGGCTCTCAGTTAATATATGGCACCACATGGGAGCCTCGTCCTGACAATCTAATAGGTATGTCTCCACTGGCACGACTAGTGGGTATGCAGTACAAGCTTGATAAGTTAGAGAACATGCGTGCTGACATCTTCGACCGCATAGCATTTCCAGACGTAGTTGAGGTAGGTGACGTAGAGTTCTATGGCACACGTGGTCAAATAGGTGGCAGGTATGTAGTGGACGAGAACGGTAGTGTTAACTACCTACGACCAGATGCCACAATACTAAACGCCGACTTCCAGATTGAACGAGTGATGGCAACCATGGAAGAGATGGCAGGTAGCCCTCGTAATTCCACAGGCTTCCGAACTCCCGGTGAGAAGACTAAGTTTGAAGTGCAGGTGCTGGACAACGGAGGCAATCGAATCTTTAGAGATAAGACTAAGCGCTTCGAGACGGGCTTCATCGAAGACATACTTAATGACATGGTGATGCTGGGCCGGGACAACCTTGGCGAGACTGACTTGGTATCCACCGCAGGTACTGAGTTTGGTATCGAAGAGTTCATATCCATTAAGGCAGAGGACTTGAACGTCAGTGGCAAACTACGTGCAAGAGGTAGCACCTTGTTCGCTGAGAAGGCTAATGCATTGCAGAACTTGGTTACACTATTCAGTAACCCAGCAATGATTCAGTTGATAGGCGTGCACGTCTCACGTATCAAGCTGGCAGAGGCATTAGAGGAACTTGGAGATTTCACTAAGTTCGGTATAATCACTAACAACATAGGCATACAGGAAGACCAAGCATCTGCTAAATTGCAGAACCAAGCGCAACAGTCAACTGAGATGAATGCCGCCATAGATGCTGAGGAACCTTTGGAAGATGAGGCAGAGTAATGAAGTCATTCCGCATAATTAAGAAGTTTAAACAACTTACTCCGGGAGAAGAGAGAGGCTATGCAAAAACTCTCAATGACAGCGCTAATGCTATAGCAATTGTGAAGAAGTATCTGGAACAGCGAGTGATTAAAGCAGATACTAAATTGGGTAACACACAGTCCTTGTACTCTGGTTCAGGAGACTGTGCATTGAAGGTGGCTTGCTTGCTTGCAGAGCGAGAGGCGCACCTTAACTTATTAAATTTATTGACAGAAACATTCGACCTACTTGACGTAGACCATACGGGAGATTAAGATATGGGTGATATAAGCAAGCTATTTACTGATGGCAAAGACAATCTGGATAGTATTTCAGGAGAAGATGCACTGGCACATTTGGTGGGAGACGGTAACAAGTATGCTACCCCCGCTGATTTAGCTAAAGCCATGTTGCATGGTCAAGTACACATCAGTAAGATTGAACAGGAGAACTCTTCGTTAAGAGATTCTTCTAATCAGGCGAAAGGAATAGACGATATTCTAGCCGCCTTGAAAGGTCAGCAACAACAACAGGACGATGGTAATCATCATCATGACGACAATCATAACAAAGATGGCTCGGACAAAGTTAGTGTAGCAGACCAAATAACAGCAGCATTCGCAAAGCGGGACCAAGGAATGGTCGATGCAACAGAGGACACTAACTTACAAAGTACAGTGGACCAATTGCAGAAGCAGTATGGAGACAAGGCTCTTGACGTATTCGAGAAGGTCGGTAAGGACCTCGGGATAGATTTAGAGAACTTGGCACGCAAGTCGCCAGCAGCTGTTATGAAACTAGTTACCGAAGCACGACCCGCCACGGAAGCTAATAACGGTTTACCTAATGGACTACAAACGAACGTCACACCGCATGCAACGGGGTTGATGGACAAGGCAGCAATTGATAAGTTGTTCAAAGAAGGTAAAATCAAACGGCACGAAAAAATAGATATGGAAAACAAAGCATTCACAGCGTTGGGTGCAGACACATTTTATGGCAGGTAAATAATTATGGCAGGTAATACAACAGGTAACTCTGGAAGTATCGTCCGTTCGGAACTATGGCAAGAACAGCTAGAAGAAATTCTTCATGAAAATCTTTTAGGTATGCCATTTGTCCGTCAGGTAGACTTTCCAGATGGAACATCATTCACAATGCCTTCAATTGGTACGCCTTTAGTGCGTGACCTACCCGAAGGTTCAGAAGTAACATTCGATGCGCTCGACACAGGTGAAGTAACTATCACCATGAACGCACCAGTAGTAGCGGCTAACGCTATCTCAGAAGTGTTACTAGAAGACTCTTTATGGTCTAACGACTTATTGGCAGCAGTGCCAGTAGAGCAAGCACAAGCAATCATGGAACGTTTTGAATCAGACACCTTGGCACTGGCTATGCAGCAGTTTGCAGGTGTTGCTAACGCTAACTTAATCAACGGTGTGGCACATCGTAAGATTGGTGGTGGTACTAACGAAACAATGGCAACCACAGACTTCGCGTTTGCTGGTTTCTCTTTGCAGAAAGCCAAAGTTCCACGCACAAACTTAATTGCTATCGTTGACCCTTCGGTCGCGTATGCATTAGAAACTCAAACCACACTGAGCAGCGTTAGTAATAACCCTCAGTGGCAGGGCATTATTGAGACTGGTATCGCAGAGAACTTCCGTTTCATCCGAAACGTGTATGGCTTCGATGTGTTCGAGTCTAACTTGCTTCCTACCATGAACGAGACTATCGGTGGTTTGACTACCACAGCTGGTAAAGCAAACTTGTTCATGTCTTTGGCGCGTCCGGGCATCTTGCCTTTCGCTCTAGCATGGAGACGCAAGCCTATCTTGATTTCAGAGATGGATAATAAGTTGCATGAGTTACAGACACAAACAACTGCCCGTTGGGGTACTGGTTTAGTACGTGATGAAAACTTAATTGTTATCGGCACTGACACTGACCAAGTAACGTAAGGAATTACTCATGACTAGAATCTCAATTACAGCAGGCGCTTCCGCAGGTAACGGTCGCCGCGCTGCCACTCATTATGGTGTACGTGACATTGAAAACGTACTACCTAGTGAGCACGTGACACATGAAAATCACGTAGTACAGCACCTTGTGTTTAACTTTGATGACCTACCAGTGAATGGTTTGGATGAAGCAATCTTGCGCATCCCAGCTAACTCATTTATGGTTTCTGCAACACTACGTGTAATCACTCCACTGGCAGGTTCTACACCTACAGTGACAATCGGCTTAACAGAGCCTGATGGTACAGCCATTGATGCTGACGGTATTGACGTTGCTATCGCAGCATCTGCTTTAAGTTCAGTTGGTGAAACTGTCCTTTGTGACGGTGCCTTAGTTGGC